GTCCTTTGTGGTCGTGGTGTTGCGCTCCATATGGCGTCCCAGGATGCCGTCTACACGGTTCCTGATGCCTCTGAAGTGTGTTTGCACCTGACGGGCTAAAACGTCGGCCTCCTCCTCGCGTTGCTTAATCATCTCGCGCCGTAGAATCTGCCCACGCGGTGCGACCCGCGGTTTTTTTTTAGCCTCGATAATGTGCGAAACTGATTGCTCGACCGGGGCCTCATCGACTGCGACCGTTGCCGATTGTCCTTCGGCGACTTCCATTACCGCCGACGGAACCCGCCTGATCGCGCCTTCGGACACCGCATCAAAGCCCAGCTTTTCGCGGGCTTCGTTCAGCGTGATTATTCCCCCGGTAAATAACGAGTTGACCTGTGCGGTTGCCGCGGCCTGATCGTCGAGAACCCCGCGCATCTGCGCCCAGTCGACCGATAGTGTTTCGTTTCCTGTGTATTCGTCAAATAAATTGCGGTTGAAATATCTGAGGATACGAGCGACCAGCGGCTCGAGTGTTTCGGAATGAAACGCCAGACGCGCCTCGCGGTAATTACTGAACGTCGAACGCTGAAGCCCTACGTTCGCCCCGACCAGAATAGCAGGAACCCCAAAGACCGCGCATATACGCGATTCTGTAAGGTTGTGGAGGTCATTCAACGCCATGTCCTTCGGGCTGTTCGCCATCGGTTGATACTCCGCGTCGTCGTCGAGTATTGCGACCCTGTGAAAGTTGTTAACGCCGCCGAACTGCGACCGCCATCTCGAGCGAATCGTCGACGCTTCCTCCTGGGAGGATAACCGCTTTTTAAGTTTCAATAGCCCGGACGGGACGCCCGCGTTCTGGAAATATACCTTCGCGAAATCGGTCATGTTCAAATCAAGATTGACGTTACGCGATAAAACCTGTAACGGGCTTAAACCGTACAGGTCGCCAGCCGGGTTCGGTAAAGATAGGTGGCACATATTCGCCGCTTCGATTTCGTACCGCTTGCCGCCGACTTCGTAGATGTATGAGTCGGCCCCGTAATCGCCCGCCACAATCGTTACCCTGTCGGGCCGTAGCAAATACAGCGACGACACCTGATTCGACCGGGCGCGTTCCTTGATGGCGTAAGCGTTGCCCGCGACCATTAGATACGTGACCAGTTGTTCAATGAACGAATACCAGTCATGATAAGGATTAGGCTTCGACGTCAGGTCGTAGAGTAAGCCGCGGTCGATCTCGATCGTTCCGCCGTCGGTCGACGGGGCTTGGACAAAATACCGGGGCGAAGCCGCGGCCGTTGCGAGTTCCCTGATACAAGCGTGGACGATTTCGTTCTTGTTATATCCCTCAGATGCGAAGTTCTCATAATTGGAGTCGGGGTATGTAGCCTGTCCGACGTCAAGGTTCAATGGAACCGTCGTCGACAGTTCCTGATCCTGTTTTGTGATCCAGTTGTCCCAGAACGGCAAACGTGACCTCCTCCGACGTTCGGGCTAATTGCCGCGGACACTTCGTCGGGTTCGGCCACTGATGCCAAAAACAATAACACCCGCGCCGATGTTACGTCAACGCGGGTGTTGGTGGGTTTGGTTTTATTTGGTCAGTGTTAACTTGACTTGGATATTGCCGTCATACTCGCCAGTTCGTCCCGTGGCATCCATCGCCAAATTCTTAATATCTCTGTAGTTTTCAGTCCAAACGTTGGAACAAGTTTGGCATCGGCCCAAATTCGAAGGGACTTCGTCACAGTAGCAACCCGATGGAGTTGGAATAGATGCCTCGATGTCAAGCCAGCCGCTTCCAGTTCCTCTACCGTGACTCACTCGAATATCCTGAAATCGATTCGTCCAGTTTAGAATTCTTTTGACTTTCAAATTCTCTGTTCTTTTTGCTGTAGCGTTCATTGTTGTTCTCCTCAGTGATTTGATACATCCAATATATAACAGATGATATATAGGTGTCAATACCCTGACGAGTATTTATAACAGCAATTACGGGGATTCGTTTTTTGTCTTACAGCGCGTACAAACGATCACGGTTCCCGCCCCGGCCTTTTCCGCGAGGAGTTTCCCGCAATTGGAACAGCGCATCTCCTGGGAATCAGTCATCCCCGTACCATTCGTCGTCGAAATGCTTCGGCAGCGCGCCCCAGCGGTCGCGGGCGTGGCCGTACCGTGTCTGAAAGTCGGCCGTCGGTGAGGCATCTCTCAGGCATCGATAGTGCTTATTAATAAGCTCATTACCGCACCAGGAACAAATCTTCGGGTTGTGACATTCGCAGTCGCACCCGGCACAGTCGACATGGCCGCCGTACAGACAAATTAAAGTCGTTACCATACACCGACCCCGACCGCGGCGTTCTGGCCGTATACCGCCAATGCTAGGGCCATGACACAGTCATCATGCAGACCATCCGGGGCGGAGTATCGAACGCCAGTCCTTGTATACTCGAACGCGAACGATTCCAGTTCCGACACGATCGGCCCGTCAGGATATTTGATTTCCGACGTCTGGATCGCGACCGCCAGACCCTCCATTAATTTTTGCTTTGATGTCTGGGAGAAATTGTAGCCCTGCACGTTTGATATCTCACGTTGCAACCGCTCGACGATCGGGTCGCCGACGCCCGTCGAATCAATAACCGCCGGGATCAAACCGATTTCATTGACCAGACGTTTGACGGTTTCCTCCCACGGCCACTGATAGCGGTCGAAACGGCAGACCGTTCCCTGATCGTCGAGGCCGATAACGACCGTCCAGTCAACGGACTTTGCGAGGTCGACACCGTACACGACAGGCGGACGCCCGGACATATCACCGACGCAGGATCGGATTGATCCCTGCCCGAACGGGTTTCCCCCGTCGTCGCTGGGTTCCGCGTAATACAACTCCCTGAACACAGCGTCAGGTAATTGACGCCGTGCCTGTTCGACCTCGTCCGCCTGTACGATCCCGGCGTCGACGGCGTCCTCCGCCGTCAGCTTCGCATAGCCCCATCCCGGTTCCCCGCCTTCGGCCCGACGCGCCATCGAATACGCCCAGTTCCGCCGACCCTTGACGTTGCCTATAATCCGCACAGGCCCACGCGTTGCCGTCAGCGTTGTCCGCACCGCAAACCACGCCTCCTCCCGCATCCTCGAGGCTTCGTCCAGCACGGCCGCGTATACATCCTCACCGTATAAGTTGTCAGGCTTCTCCGCCGACTTAAACGCCAGCGTCGCACCGTTAAGAAGCGTGATCGTCAACTCCGATTCGTTCGCCGTGTAAAGCTCCTGGGATAATCCGCGCTTTAAACGCCTGAACGCTATTTTCGCCTGTGGATAAACAGGACTGATCCACCAGAACGACTGGCCCCGGTAACCATTCATAGCGGCTTCAAGTATCCAAACGATGCACGCCACAGTCTTCCCACATTTTGTTGATCCCTCGATCACGGCATAGCGTTCGGGGCCGAATATCGCGGCCTGTTGTTTAGGATAAAGCCGGGGCCGCTTGTATGTTATCGTCGGTGTTGTCATTTCCGCTTGCCGCCTCGATATTAAATGTAACATCTCCCTGGGTTAACTGGATTGATCGCTGGTCGATTGTGATTAACGGCTCCTGTGGGATAACGCCGTTAATTTCGGATATCCTGTGCATGATCTTCAGAACGGTATTAGTCGCCGCCTCATCGCCTGTCAGGGCCATCGGCCACCATCGGGCGAGTAACGTCGTGTAGCGTTCCATCTGTAGCCCCCGGATTTGATCGGCCGTCCCGACGTGGCGTTCCGCCAGATCGTTCATAGCCTTTTTTAATTGTCTATGAACGTATGCCTTATCAATTGACATATGCGCGGCGATCTGGCGTTCAGTCGCCCCGCCCTTATACAACTCGAGCATCTGGTAACGACGCTCCTCAGTTTTCATTTTTGACCGTACCGACGACGTGTCGTTGTATTTGCGCTTCTGCATTAAGCCTTCACCGCCTTTTCCCCGGTGTAATCCTCCCAGCGTTTGATTGTTACGTCGCAATACCTCGGCTCGATCTCCATCGCATAGCACCGACGGCCCAGACGCTCGGCGGCGATGATGGTCGTCCCAGAACCGACGAAGGGTTCATGCACAATAGAAGAAGGCCTTGCATGGATTGCAATCATTCGCATCGCTACTGAGACAGGCATACCAGCGCCAAAATCCCGAAGCCCCACGCCCAACTTGTTGTCGTGCGTTGTCTCAAACCAACCAGATTGAGACGTGTAATCGCCCGTTATCTGCTCATCTACTAAAGGTATACCGGGTAGTTTCCAAGTCCAGACATGCTCATAATTGGATGCGGCCCTATTCGTCCCGATACAATGCCGACTTGAACCGACGGCGGCACCCGGCTTGCACCATGCACGGCGGGACCATAATGTATAACCCGCCGTGCGAAATACAGGCCAATGCTCCAAGGCCATTGGATATTCACATACCACGTCAGAATTAGCCATTGCCTTACCAGAAATCACGTCCGCGAAATTGACGACAGCAAATCCTCCAGTGTCGAGAACTTCATCACGCCAACGACCCGCCACCAGAGGCAAAAGCACCCGTAAATTCTCCAATGTGTCATCATATTCACCATAATCTATCCCGACTGCATACGGCGGAGACGTGAACACGCAATCTGCTTTCAATCCGTCCATGAGAGCGACGACGTCGCCCTCTAACGTGGCGTCCCCGCACATAAGGCGGTGTTGCCCCAGACTCCAGATATCGCCCCGCTGAACCGTCGGCACGTAATCGTCTGCCTCGACATCGTCCACGGCATCGCCCACGTCGAAGCCCTCGTCAGGTGGTTCCGGGTCTGTAATCGTCAACGGCTCATAACCATCTGCCAGCGTTTTAAGTAATGCGTCAACCGTGTCGTTCTCAGATGATACCGCCGCCAGTAAATCGGTCAATCGTTCCTCGTCGCGCCCGGCCATAGCCGCCAGCGGGTCGAGCGTTGCCAGCATCAGGTCGGCTTCCGCTTCGTTGATGTCCAGCACCAGAACCGGGACGTTTGAGTCGGGCGTTGTTTCCGCCCTGAGATGGCCATCTACTAGCATGAGGCCGTCAGGCGTTTCGCGGGCGATCAGGGCATCGGCATACCCGACCTCGGCTAACACGCCGCGTAAGGCGTCCTGTTGCGCTGACGGGTGCGTTCGCCAGTTCTTCGGGTTCGGTATTAACTCCGACGCCCGGACGCGCCTCAGTTCCTTGATTCGATCTCTAATCTGCATCGTTCCTCCTCTTGTGACAGTATTCGCACAACATCCCCCGCGCCTGGGAATCCTCCAAGCTGCCGCCGATATGCGTTCCCCCGAAGTATAGTCCGCAACTCCCGCAACACGGGTGATCGTCCTGTAATTGATACGCCCGCTTACCGATCCGCCCCAGCCCCGATCGTTTCCGCCATGCGTCCCCGGACGGCCGACGTTCCATGCGTGATAACAAGTCATCGACCTCGTCGCAAATCCCGCACGTCGGCAACGGCCGGGGGGCTGATGTCGGCGACTGGCGCGTTTGGCGGCTCACGCTGATTGCCCATTCGCTGACAGTCCAGATACGGCGTCGACGGCTTCGAGGCCCAGCGTCGCGAAAATTGCATCGACATCGCGTGGATAATGCCACAAAAACGACTCGATATGGGGCTGTTTGGCCAATGCTTCGAGCCATTCTAATTGTGACGCGGTCGCTTTTGCGCGGCGTTTCGGGCGGTCAAATTTAAGCTCCGCGATAATAATCCGGGGCTTTGGTTCGGTGCGGCATATAACAACGTCGGGCCATCCACTGTCGGAGCGTTTCGATAAATGCGTATGATAAAAAAGTTCCCAGCCTGAAAGCTCGGCGGCAGTCCGCACCAGCTCAAGGAAATCGCGTTCGTTGTTGATCGCCTGTCGAAACATATCGCTCCTTCGTCAACGTCCGACGCTTACGCTAACGTAAGACGTCATGTATTTGACACACCCCCCCCCTAAAGGGGGG